GAAGTTGACCATGCGAGGAAGCGGACGCGCGGTCGCGACCAGATGCGCCACCATCGTGCCGTTCAGCTTGATCAGGGCTTGGAACATCACCTGATCCATGTCATCGGCTGCAATTTCTTGCGCGTCGGAAAATGGCTGAAACATCTGCGTTTTGATTGCGTCAACGTCCTGCCGGCTGACGAAATCCGTGTCGGCAATCATGCGCGCTTCGGTCGCGAGACAAAGCCGGATGCCGGCATTCTGTACGATCTTGCCGCCGAGCGTTGCCGGCGTTTCCTGTTCGAGCCCGATGCGGACTTGATCAATCCGCTGCATCGATGCGCCAGCCTGCCGCGCCAGGTCGAAGCATGAGTCGAGCGGCGGCCCGAGTCCATTCTCGATGCAAAACTTGAATGCGTTGACCCGCGTGTCGCTGATCGTCGTGCGCGCTTGCACGCCGGTGCGTCCCGACGCTGGCACCGTCGCAATCAGGTTTGCCAGCATCCGATCAACAATCGGCGCAGCCTCTTCGGCGTCAGTACGTCTCATATGTCACTCGGCTTCTTCTGGTTCTTTGGCGAGATCGTTCTGCACTTCGGTGCGAACCGTCTGGCTGGCCTCGGTGACGGCTTCGCTTGTTGCGGTGTTCGCAACCGCCAGCAACGGATCGAGACCGTATTCCTGAAACGTCATATCAATCGTGCAATAGCCGCCGAATCGTTCCTCTTCGTTGACGCGGTAGCGCGGACAGACGACTAGCTGCGCAAACTGCGTTGGCAGTTGCAGCGTGCCGGGGCCTTCGGCTTCAAGTGCAGCAATCAGCGCGTCACGCACGCGGGTGTAATCAAGCGTATGCAAGCCATCGCCAGCATCGAATGGAAACACGATGCAATAGGCGCGGATCGTGAAGTCGCGCGCCTTGCGCCCCATATCCTCGGCATAGGGATTGTCTTTCTTCGGAAACTCGTGTTCGACAATTCGGCGACCGCTTTCACGCGCGTTGGTTTCGCAATGGAAGCGAGCGCCGTTGAATGATGCTGGCATAAGCCGGCTGCGCCAGATTGACGGCAGTGCAAAGATGTCGCTCATGGCAACGGCATGCCTGACGACAATTCAGGCCCCTTCTCGGCTTTGTCCATCTGGGTTTGACGATTGATTTCAACGTCCTTGAACAAGCCGCCGCCGGCCGCCGACACGGCGGTGCCTTTTGGCGCGTTGACGTGGACGCTGAGCTTGCCAGTGCCCTCGACCTTCGTCGCGCCGTTCTCTTCATCCATGCGGCGGCGATAGGAATCCAGCAAGGATTGCTCCGACAGGACCGGCGAGCGGAACGTCGCCTTGTCCTGCTCTTCGCGATATTGCCCGTAGTCCTTCAACCACGGCACCGCCTCGATTGCATTTGGCTGTTGCTCTGCCGGCGGAATGGAGGATGATTGATCGCCGCCCGTGTAGGCACTGACACCCGGAACGCCGCGCCCATACTTGCCCATGCGGCTTGCCATAGGGCCGGCGGCCGGTTTCAAGTATCCTTTGACAAATAGCTGCGCTGCCTCGCCCGGAGTTTTCGCGTTTTGCATCCGCTTCCACAGGCCCGGATATCCTGTCTTCATGCGGTGAGCTAGAAATTCGCTCTGCAACGACGGATCGCGCCAGTTGCCATCGGGATGATTCTTCGAGAGCCACGCCGAATAGTTATTCCATTCTTCGCCGCCTTCTTGGTAGAGCCCGTGCGCGTAGTGCGCTTCGCCGCCGAACCTTGGTTGATCGGCCTCACGGGCATTCGGATTGAATGCACTCTCGTCGGCGATGTTGGCAAAGACGCCAGCGACCATATTCTCCGACATGCCGCCTTTGCGCAAAGCGTCTGCCGCAATCTGCGCGACTTGGCGTTTGGATTGCGTCATGCGCGGCGATCTGGCTGCGCCTGCGTCAACACTGGCATCACCACCGCCACCACCGCCGCCACCACCGCCACCGCCCAGCGCTCGCGGCACTGCGCCGCCTTCGGGGATTACGGAATAGCCACCGCCACCAAAGCCACGACCACCGCCACCGCCCGGCGTATAGGCCGCGTTTTGGAATCCACCACCACCACCGGCACCACCGCCGAGTCCCATCGCGTTGCGCAACAGATCATTCAATTGCTTCAACTGTTCGGTGTTGGCGTCGATGCCCTTCTGATGATCTTCCAATTGAAATCCGGCTTGATGCAGCAACGGATTGCCTTCGGTGCCGATGCCGCGATAGCTTTGCTTCTGCAGAATCTGCGGCGGCGCACCTTCCCACGGTGTCAGTTGCTCATTCGGATTGGGCCAGCGACTGTTGAAATCACCCTTGGGCTTGATGCGGCCGGTGTTCTCCAACCATTGGCGATAGGCTTGTCGCGGACTGGTGATGCCTTCCTCTTCGCCCCGTTCGGCCGCTCCGGTGAATCGCTCCAAGAGATTCTTGAACGCTTCAAGCGGCCCGCTGATGATGCGAGTCCACATTCGCATTTGAATGTTCTCGATGTCCTCCTGCAGCGATTTGATTTTGCCCCACGTTTCCGAAAGCTTGTCGGCTTCCTTGTTCGCTTGATCCAGCACGCGACGCCGCGCCGCGCCCATCGGCTCAAGTTCGTCGGCGGCACCGAGTTCGGGATTGTAGCCGAGATATTGCTCCATGAACTTGCGGCGGACTTCGGCACCTATGGCTGGCCCCTGCGGTCGCCCGGTGCGCGGATCGATTCGCTTCGCCGCGTTGGCTTCGACGTCGATGCCCAACTGGCGAGCCTTTTCCAATTGCTTGTAAAGGTCGGTTTCGCGCTCAAGGTCTTCGAGCCGCTTGCGCATCGCGGGTTGCTGCGCAATATCCGTCTGCTGCAGGATTTGCATGTTCAAGCGCGGATCGCGCCGTAGCTCGCTCATCCGCGTCACGAACTTGGTCAGATATTGTTCGGTCTTGTCGAGCGTGACGCCATAGACGCCGAGTTGATCGGCAATGTTTCTTAGCGTGTTGCGATCGACGCCGATGTTCTTTGCGACTTGCCCGATATCGCGCACCTTGTCGGCATACTCGGTGAGGCGATTCATTTGCTCTTTCATCTCGTATCCGAACGCCGCAACGCCCGCGATGCCGCCGAGAAAGCCAAGCCGCAGCATGCCGAGAGACTTGATCGCCTCGCCGAAACTGCCGGTCATCCTGATAAGAGTCTCGGTCAGCGCCTTCGCGCCTTCGTTGATCTTCTCGATATGTTTCGGCGCACCACCACCGCCGCCACCTTCGCCAAGGTCTTGAATGCTCTTGCGCACCTTGTCGATGCCCGGCGTGATGTTATCGACCAGCGTCAGGATCAGCTTTAGCTCTTCTTGCTCCGTCGCCATTTATTCGTCCTCGCTCTGCGACGCCTTCTGTGATTGCGACACTTCAAATGTGCGCTTCATGTGCAAGCCGACTTCGCTGATTGTCATGGAGAGGAAAACGTCAGGGCTGACGTGATACCAGCGCGCCAAGCGGTAGCAGTCGAGAATGATTTCTTGCTCGCTGCCTACCAAGCCGCTGGATCGGGAAGAAAAAAACGCTGCAGCTTATAGGCGCACGTATTCCAATCGCGCGGATGCATTTCCTCGATGAACGGCGCGAGCACGCCCGACAATGCCGCGATCATGTACGTCATCTTGCGCTCGTCGTGCACGATGTCGCCGGCCGCATTGAAGCGCACCGGATTGCCATAGCGGTTGATGTCGCCCGCGCGCGGTTCGCGGAGAAACAGTTCATTGATCTCGCCGCCGCGACCATCGCTGATTGGCTTGCGCAAACGAACTTGGATCGGCCATTCGTCGCCTTCCAATGGCGGGAGATCGGCCGGCGAGTCTTCCATCTCTGGCGGTGGCATCGTGCGCGCTTTGCGCTCCGGTTCGGCGTCGATGGTTTTGGTTGGCTTTTCTTCCTCAACGAAGCCTTCACGCTTCTGCCCAATATTCATAGGCTAACCTCCTGACACGTGACGCCTTCCCAGCGCACGCGCACTTGACCGTCTCGGGTGTTGTTTTCGAAGCCGCCTTTGCACGTCCCGCCGGTCAGGATGTACTGCATGTTGTTGGCGAGTTGCGCGACTACGGTCACGTCAGTCTCGCCAAGCAAATCCTCAAGGAAGAATCCGGGCACGGTCGATAGGTCGCCCTCGATGTACGGCACGCGCGGCAATTCCTGATAGCCGTGCACGCCGTCTTGTCCTGCGATCATGGTGCGCTCGACCGGCGACGGCGACACCGTGAAGTTGCCGCGCAAGGCAAGCTGAGTGCCATCCACGGTTAGAAATGCAATGCCTGCCATTCGTTGGGCCATGGCTCAATACTCC